CCGCGTCATCGCGGAAATCAGGCCCGTCGCTTTCGTTTGCGATGCTGTCCACGTTGACGCCGTTGATAGTTCCGCGCGTCTCTGGCAGTGCGTCGCGCACGAGCTTGAGAGTCGATTTCTGCGCCGGGTAAGTCGATGCCATAACCGTGACTTGAACGCGGGAGGTGCAGAACTTGACCAGTGATCCAGCGACGATGCGACGGCGATTCGTTGATACGTGCGTCACGGCGATGGCCGGCAGCGCAGTGCCTTGCGGCACAATCCCGGCGTAGATACGCGCAGCGGGAACGACAGCGATCATGGCGGCGTTATTAGCCAGAAGGTAGCGGACCGCCTTAACGTCAGACATTGCGAGCCTTGCGCTTCGGTGCTGAGATGCGCTCGTATGCCAGCCATGTGCCATCGACATGCTCGATGTTCGCGCCGCCTGCTCTCAACTCGGCCAGAGTTTCGGTCACTTGCATGTCTGCGCGCCCGTTGTCATCGTGGAAAACGATGACGCCGCCCGGCTGGACGATTGCCTTGGCGAGCGCGTAGTCATTCAGCACGCCGTCACGCGAGTGGTCGCCGTCGATGAAAACCGCGTCGCATTGCGGCAGATCGGCAGGCAGTAGGTCGAACGTGCCGCGCGGGCGCGTTACAAGATGAAAGCGCGGGTCGTCGGCAGCGAGCACGCCAGGATGCACAGGGACCTCGTTGCGCTGCGCTGTGAGCGTCGTTTGATGGCCTTGCTCAGCGTCCACGCCGATATAGCTCGTGATGCTCGGCACGGCGCGCAGGATGGCGGCAGCGGTGCGCCCGGCATTGCAGCCGAATTCAGCCACCGTCAGCGGGTTGATTGATGCAATAAGATCGATCAGGGCGGCTGTATCGTCGGGATTCGTGTAATCGGGCAGCGCATCGAGCACGGCGGCCGGCTTCGGATCACCTTCGACCTCGACACCCTTTGCGCGAAGTTCTGCGCACAGTGCGGCAAGGCCTTTGGTCAGGCCGGGGTACTTGTCCCAATCGCTGTCTGCGGCGCCGTAGAAGTGCGCGAATGGCTCAGGATCAAAGCCGATCAGCACGATCTTGGCAGCGCCGCACATCGCGGCCAGCCGGATAGCGGCAAGCCCGTTGTTGCGCACTTCGATCTGATGTCCGGGGCCGAGCGTCGCGCGCTCATGTGGGATGTTCGCGTACATCGCGTCCAGATCGCACTCGACGCCGCAAACGCGGATACCGGCAAAGCCTTCCGATTCGGCCCAAAAGCCAAAGTTTGGCGGGCCGTCCAGCGCGAGAACTAAGTCAGCGTCGGGCGCGAGGCGGAAGGCGCGGCGAACGGCGATGCGTGGCAGATGCTTGACGCTGTCGGCTACCTCTTGCGTCAGGCTCGGCCCGGATGCGAGCACGGCGACGGTTGCGCCTTGCCATGCCGGTGCTTTAAATGGAGTGGTCATAGTGTCCTTATTCCTCTGCTATTTCGATACCGGAGGCGTTCAAGCCCTCTTTCGTGAGTCTGGCGCGGATCGCCTCGCCCACGGCGATCAGGGCTTGCTGCGCCTTGCCATCGAGCGCGGGCCGCATAAATGCTTTTGGCTTAAAGCCAGGGTGATTGATGGAGCGATAGACGCCGCCAGCGAAGGCCAATGCGCCATTGTTTTTCCCGGCAATGACGTGCGCAGCCGCACCTGTGAACTCAATCCAGTGCGCGATATAGCCGTGCTCGCCCTTGGCCTTAACGCTGGCCGTTACGGTGCCGCGCTTGACGCTAGTCGATACGCGCAGCCCCTTGGAGAGAATGCCGGTATCGACGTTGCCATGCGATGCAAGCTGCTGCTGCGCCTCGGCTTTGACGACATTGGCGCCCGCGCGCAAAGCCTGACGAAGCACGTTCTTCTCTAATTTCAGCGGTAGCGATTGAAGCATCGCGTTCAACTCGCGCAATCCGGTTACTGATGACATTACGCCCCCGCCGTCGAGTATAGTTCGACCATGATTTCGATACCGGCCTTGCGGCCAATTTCAGCCGGACCTGCGACGATCTGATACGTGCGATCGGTCACGCCATGCCGCACAATGCGCATGTCGGACGTGATGCCAGCCCGGTATCCGATGCGTACGCGCGCCGGCTGCGATGCAATCCGAATACCGTTTGCGGTCGATTCCGATTTGCTCGGCAGCGAGTCCAGGAACTCGGCGGCGATGCGCGAGGCGACGACAACCCACGGCCCGGGCTCTTGACCGTAGTCGCCGGCTGCTACTGTGCTCGGGCGCTCAATGGTGATGCGCGAATATTTTTTGCCGGCGTCCATCAGAACCCTATTACTTTGTGTGGGAAAAGTATCTTTGTCGCTCCCATAGGGATCTCATACGATTGAAAGTCGCCCGCCTGCTCGCGCCTGTTGTACCAATGGCCGATGAGTAGCAGCATGGCCAGACGCATGGCGGTCCATGTCGAATCATCAGCGCCGCCGATGAAGTGCGTGCCAGTGCCGGCCCCGGTGATGTCGATTGCTGCTCCGCCCGATGTGGCGGACAGCTGCATCGTGTTGCCAGAGACGCCGATTGCGTAGTAGTCGGTGCGTACAGCCAATCCAGCAGGCAGCGCGCCGCCCGTATTGATTCCTCGCACCACGTCGCCGGTCGCAAACGGATGGCCGGCAGCGGTCAGGATATTGGTCGTCGCATCAACAGTGAACGGCGTTGCGTAGCCGGCCACGAAATCGACCGTCACGGCGGCGGGGTGCTCGTATGTGCTCGGCCACGTAGCGGCGTATGCGCGCGTGACGATGCCGGGCAGTTCTGCCAAGTCGGTCACATAGTCGGCAGCGGCGAGCGTTTGCGATGCGCCAGCCGTGTCGAGATACGTGATCGCCGATACCTTGCGCAGCGGCGCGCGTAGGTCGATCCGATCAGGCCAGTCGGGGAACGTCGAGCGTAAGCCCTGCGTAACCATGATGCGATTCGTTGCGGACTCAACGTGTGCGCGGGCGACCGGGATCAAGGCGGAAATCAGCGCGTCCTCGTCGGTAAGGTCGGCATCGCAGCGAACGTGCAATTTCGCCTCTATCAAACTAACCGGCTCCGCCCCTGGCCCTGTTCGCGTCATGACATTACCAATCACGATAAGCCCACTTTCTTAGATTAATGTCGCAAATTACCTGTCTTGAGCATTGAAATGCCCCTGCAATTTCACTGTATGAAAGGTTCGCCCCAATGAGATTTCGTATTGAATTGGCCTGATCTGGCGTGAATCGCCGCTGCACATCGCCTATTTGCTTGCGCCGCTCATCGGAGTATTTTTTACCTTTATGTGCGGCGCCGATTTTCGCGCAATGCTCTTCCGTTAGGCTTACTCCGGCGCGCTTTAGCGACATCGCCAACCGTGATTTATCGCTATGCACATGCCCGGCGAATGGAGCCCTGCCCCTTGATTTTGCCGCGATCTTTGCCTTTGTTTCATCGGAATGCTTAAGGCCAAGTGCATGCTTATTCCCAACCAGCCGAATAGACACCTTAGCGCACGTTTCGGCAGAATGCTTCACCCCTAACGGGCTGCCGGCAGTTGGCGAGATGTTATAGCCTCGTGCGACGGAATCCATTTCATCAATCCAAGCCTGCTCGCGTGCGACAAGATCGCGCGCCTCGGGCACAACTTCGATGATGGAGAAACTAAAGGCGGATTCACCGTATTTATTCCAGGCGTTTTGCAACTTGCCGGAGTGATGCTTGTTCAGTGCCAGGCTACTTCTGTGCGAATTAAATCTACGCTTAAAGTTGACGGCGCTGCCAACATATGCCTTGCCACTAGCAATATGGGCGATCACGTAGATCCCGCCCCGCATAAGGTCGCCATTTGACACTGGCTCAGCGCCGGGGCTTGTGCGCACAATCACGTTACCGATCATTATTTCGCCTTGCGGTTATATGGGCGCTTGCCGGTGTCGAGCATCTTGTTTTCTGGCGCGACTTCGACGGCTTTTACCTCTGGCTCGGCGACGAGCTCGATCATGTCGGGCTGCGCGGCAACTTGTGGCCTGGGCGCGTCGGCCGGAGCCTCAACCGCCATGCGCGCAGCGACGAAGGCTTGCGCCAGGTCGCGCGCGCCGGGCGTGCCGGTCAGGTCATATTCCTTTTCGGCCTCGTAGGTCGCGACGCGGATTCCGTCGAGCGAGCCAGGAACGGTTTTCAGCATGCGGATTTTCATGGTTACTCGATCACCAGATGGAAAGTGCCGGCCTTGACATTGCCGCCAGCCGCTATCACGATCTTGATGCGATCATTGGCAAGCGCGATCTTGTCGAGAACGGGCGTTCCGCCAGCTGCGTACAGGGACGGCACGCCGGATGTGGTGTGCGCGTCCTGGCGTGGTGCGCGCGTGGCGCTGGCGTTGACATCCGATTCCGTCCAAATCGTCTCGCCGGTCGCTTCGGAGGTGATCGTAAAATCCACTCCAGCGGCGAAGTCGGTCTTGACGTAACGGATCTGCGAAATCTTACCGGTCACGGTATCCGAGTAGGCGGTTGCCGATCCGTCTGCGGCGGTCGTGACGGCGACGACCAGGCGCTGCGCGTAGCTCATCAGGCGATCCTGTAGCTGACGAACGTATCAGCCGCCGTCTTGCGCGTGCGGTACGTGGCCGAGTAGCCGGTGATGCCGCCCGTACTGGCATGCAGCGATTGCACGATTGCGCCTCCGACGATGGTATGACCGGTGTCGGCAGTAATGGTGATCGTGTCAGCCGCAGCCAGGGCGCTGTTGATGATCGTCCAGTCGAAGCTGTCGCCAACCTCCATCGTCACGCCGGCATCGATCAGGGCGCCAGTCGGCAGCGTGTATGCAGCGGTCGCGCCGGTTGCGGTCGGGGTGGCAGTGATGATGCGTGTCAGCAGCTCGGCGATGGTCAGCGTGTTGGCGGCGGTCTTGACGGTGGGGGCGCCTTGGGCTTCGAACTTCTGGCCGCGAATGTTCAGTTGAGCGCCAGATTTAACCGTAGCAGTGCCGCCGCTCTCGATATCCAGTGTGCCGCCAACGTGATCC